CGCTGGAGCCAGGTCGACCAGCGATTCGTCGACGAGCCCGACAAGACCAACGGCTGCACCGAGGGCGCGGACGCCTTCCGCCAGTGGGGCCAAGCCAAAGAGGGCGGCCTGATCACCCTCGGCACCGCCAAACCCAGTTTCAAGATGCCACCACCGCCTGACTGGCGCACATAGGACCACACCATGATCCATTCCATCAGCCCAGACACCATGGCCCACAGCGATACGCCCGCATCCAAGGGCATGACGCTCAGAGAGTTCACCGACATCTGCACCGAGATCCAGAACCAGCCGGTCTGGAGGTCGAAGGCCGACAAGTGGATGGACTACGTCGACGGCAACCAGCTGGACGCCGACATCCTCGAGCGCCAGAAGGCGCTGGGCATCCCACCGGCCATCGAGCCGCTGATCGGCCCGGCGATCGACGCCGTCACCGGACTAGAGGCCAAGACCCGCACCGACTGGCGCGTGACCCAGGACGGCGAGGACGGCAAGGAAGTGGCCGAGGCCCTGAACTTCAAGGTCAACCAGGCCGAGCGCAAGAGCGGCGCCGACAAGGCGTGCACCGACGCATTCCTGCCCCAGCTGTGCGTGGGCGTCGGCTGGGTCGAGGTCGCCCGCGAGTCCGACCCCTTCAAGTACCCCTACCGGTGCATGGCCGTGCCGCGCAACGAAATCTATTGGGACATGCTGGACCGGGAACCGGGCCTGCCCAAAGCCCGCTGGCTGGTGCGTAAACGCTGGTCTGACGCCTCCTACGCGAAACTGCGCTGGCCGGGCAAGACCGACCTGATCACCCGCGCGATCGGCGGCTGGAACGGCCAGTACGAGCCCACCACCGACGGCGGCACGTCCACCGACCTGGCCAGTTCCTGGGAAGACGAGCGCGGCTGGAGCATCGAGGAGCAGGAGTGGCGCGACATCACCAACAACCGGGTGTGCCTGTTCGAGGTCTGGTATCGCCGCTGGGAGAACGTGACCGTCATCCGCCTGCCTGACGGCCGCGTGGTCGAGTACAACGACCAGCTGGCCACCCACGTCCTGGCCGTCGCCTCGGGCTACGTCAAGCCGGCCCGGGCGATCGTCGCGCGCATGTACCGCTCCTACTGGATGGGCCCGCACAAGCTGGACGACCAGCGCAGCCCCTACCGCCACAGCGATTTCCCGTACGTGCAGTTCATCGGCAAGCGCGAGGACCGCACCGGCACGCCCTACGGCGTGGTCAAGGGCATGGTGTACCTGCAGGACAACGTCAATTCGGCCATCAGCAAGATCCGCTGGAGCATGTCCGCGGTCCGCACCGAGCGCACCGAGGGCGCCGTGAAGATGACCGACGAGCAGTTCCGCCAGATGTCCAGCCGGGTGGACGCCGACATCATCCTGGATGCCGCCCACATGGCCAAGCCTGGCGCGCGGTTCGAGGTCAAGCGCGACTACCAGCTGAACGAGCAGCAGTACAAGATGCTCGGGGACGCCCGCATGGGCATCCAGCGCGCCAGCGGCATCACCGCCGGCTTCCAGGGCCAGCAGGGCAGCGCCACGTCCGGCGTGCAGGAGTCCACCCAGATCGAGCAGGCCACCCAGAGCCTGGCCACGCTCATGGACAACTTCAAGTTCGGCCGCGCCAAGGTCGGCGAGCTCCTGCTGTCGCTGATCATCCAGGACATGATCGGCAAGGAGGAGACGGTGGTCATCAAGGGGACGGCGACCCGCCCAGACAAGGCGGTGGCGCTCAACGTGCCAGTGGTGGACGAGGGAACCGGCGTGCAGTACCTGAACAATGACGTCGAGCGCGTGCGCCTCAAGGTGGCCATGAACGATGTCCCCACCACACCGAGCTTCCGCACCATGCAGCTGGCCGCCATGTCCGAGGCATTCAAGGCGATGCCGCAGGAGTTCCAGGTCGTGGCCTTGCCGCACCTGTTGAGCCTGATGGACGTGCCCAACCGCGACGAACTGATCGAGGACATCAAGGCCGCCCAGGACCAGCTGACCCCCGAGGTGGTGCAACAGCGCATCGACGAGGCGGTCAAACTGGCCCTGGAGCGCAGCGACCACGACCTGCGCGCCCGCGAGCTCGACCTCAAGTACAGCCCGGACAAGCTGATGGCCGAGATCAAGAAGATCATCGCGGACACGGTCAAGACCGGCGTGGAGTCGTCCTACGCGGCCATGCAGGCCGGCGCGCAATTGGCCACCATGCCCCAGATCGCCCCGGTTGCGGACGCAATCATGGAAGGCGCCGGCTACCAGGTCCCCAACCCGGCCGGCGTGGATCCCAACTTCCCCGTGCCGGTCGCCGCGGCCGTGCCGATGCCTGCCGGGCCCATGCCGGGCGTGCGCCAGAACACCAGCCCGCAGCTTCCACCGGTGCCGCAGTCGCCCATGCAGGGCGTCGAAACGGCGCGCACAACCGACAACCTGCCGGCCTGACCAGGCGCCAACCCCCGGTGGGGTTGGACCGCATCGAGCCCTTTCTGCATAGTCCGCTTCGCACCCTCGGGAGAGGGCGCATGTCCCGCAAGACGGAGGAGGGGGGCCTAAACAGCCCCCATCCATAAGAGCAAGCCCTTCAACGGGGCCACGCCGATATGTGGCAGGGGTGAATGTGCAAACGCAAGAACAGTTTTTCCTGGCCAACGCAGTTGACGGCGTACTGACCGACGCACAGACGATGCAGATGATGAATCTGCCCGAGGGCGATATCGCGGAACCATCCGCGAAAAGCAGCGAACCGCCCGCCGCTGCAGTGCCGACGGACGAAGCCGACGACGCGGATCCGGGCAAACCGGTTGAACCCGCGCCTGCCCAAGCAGCAACGCCAGCGCCCGAGGCTCCCATGCCCGTCGTGCTGGCTAAGGATGGGGTCCACACGATCCCGTTCGAGACGCTGGAGCAGGCGCGGGAGGGTGAGAAGCACTGGAAAACGATCGCCGAGAAGGCGCAGCAGCAGCTGGAGGCGCTCACAAGCGCGCCTGCAACTGGTGCCGCACCCGCCCCGGCAGCCGCGGCCCCCCAGGCCGAGGCCATCAAGGCGGATTTCGGTGACTTCTCCGAGGAGGCGATCGCCAAGGGCGTCGAGAAGCTGGTGGATGCCCGTGTGGCAGCCGTCGTCGAGGCAAGGGTCAACGCTGCGCTGGCACCCGTCCAGCAGAAGCAGGCGCTGACCGAGGCCGAGGAGCATCTCGCCGCCATCCACGCGAAGCATCCGGACATGGAATCGGTCGTGCCGAGCAATGAGTTCGCCGCCTGGTTCCATGCCCAACCGAAGTTTGCCCAGCCCGGCATCCAAGCCGTGCTCAAGGAAGGCACCGCCGACGAGGTCAACGAGTTGCTCGACACCTACAAGGCGGCCACAGGGAAGAACACCCCGGAGCCGGCGCCGCAAGTGCCTGCCCCGGTAGCGGCGGCCAGGGCGCAAGCCGCGGCCGCGATCGCCAAGGCCCAGACCGGGGTGCCGTCCAGCCTGTCGGAGATCCCTCCGGCCGGCGCTCTGCACCACGACCAGGGCGAGGCGATCTTGGAAATGTCGGAGGCAGGGCTGATGAGCATGTTCGACGGGAAATCCCCCGAGCAGATCCAGGCCCTGCTGAGCAAGGCCATTTGAGCCTTTTTGTGTGTGTGGCACCGCCGGGATGGCGGAGCCGGTCCCTTTGAAGGAGTTTTCCTATGCCTACCAATCTCCCCTACGGCTCGCCGCAGGCCATCAAAATCCAATCGGCTGGTCTGTTCGCTGCCAACATGCAGCGCAACACGACCATGAACCGCCTGACGGGCAAGTTCCCCCAGCAGGCCGACGCGGAGCAGACCATCCGCAAGCAGTCCAGCAACGAGATGCCCATCGTGCGCTGCATGGACCTGCAGAAGATGGCCGGCGACGAAATCACGTTCGACCTGATCAACCCGATGGGCGGCAAACCCATCATGGGCTCGCGCAACGCCGAGGGCCTGGGTCGCTCCATGTCGTTCAGCCAGGATCGTCTGCGCATCAACCAGGCGCGCTACCCGATCTCGGCCGGCGACACGATGACGCAACAGCGCACCCCGCACCAGCTGCGCAAGCTGGGCCGCGCGCTGGGCGAGAACTACATGAACCGCCTCAATGACCAGCAGATCCTGGTGCACCTGGCGGGCGCGCGTGGTTCGCACAACAACATCGAGTGGGCTGTCCCGCTGGCCAGCGATCCGGATTTCGCCGAGATCATGATCAACACGGTCAAGGCCCCGACCCGCAACCGCCACTTCATGAGCACGGGCTCCGGCCTGGAGGGCATCAAGGCCGGCTCCAGCGAGATCACGATCGCCACGACGGACGTCATGAACACCGACCTGGTGGACGCCCTGCGCACGATGCTGGACTCGATGGCCGTGCCCCCGCCCCCGGTGGTGTTCGAGGGCGACCTGGCTGCCGCTGACGCCCCGCTGCGCGTGCTGCTTTGCTCCAGCGAGCAGTACACGTCCATCCAGCAGTCCAACAGCGGTGCGTTCCGTACCTTCCAGGCAAACGCGATGGCGCGCGCCAGCCAGGCCGGCAACCATCCCCTGTTCCGCGGTGACGTGGGCCTGTGGAACGGCATCCTGATCATCAAGATGCCCAAGCCGATCCGCTTCTACGCCGGCGACAGCCTGCGGTGGTGCGCGAGCTACACCAGCGAGACGGAAACGTCCACCGACCTGGTGCCGGCGGCGTTCTCGACAACCCACGCGGTCGACCGCGCGCTCCTGCTGGGTGGCCAGGCGCTGGCCGAGGCCTGGGGCAAGCACGTGAAGACCGGCATGCCCTACTTCTTCTCGGAGAAGGAGCTCGATCACGGCGACAAGCTGGAAATCCTGCTGGGCATGATCAACGGCCGCTCGAAGATCCGCTTCGAGATCGACCACGGCGATGCCAAGCAGTACACCGACTATGGCGTCATCGCCATCGACACGGCCGTCAAGCTGGGCGCCTGATCGCAATAGGGGGGCCGGCTCAACCCCGGCCCTCCGACACAGCACCAACCAACCCCCCAATCGAAATAGGAGCCCAACATGGCTACTGCAACCAAGAAACAAGTGCTCACCCAACAGCAGTTCGGTGGCGTGCCCTACGGCAACAAGACGGCGCTGATCTACCGCCTGGCGACCAACGCATCCGGCGTGTGGACCGACTCGGACCAGGCGACGGCGGTGGCATCTGGCGACAAGCTGCGCCTGGGCGTCCTGCCCAGCGGCCTGCTGTTGGTGGACTGCCTGGCCATCATCAGCGACCTGTTCACGGCGTCGGTCACCGGCGCCCTGGGCTTCGAGTACGTCGATGGTGTCGACAGCACTGCGGTGCCGCAGGACGCGGATTACTTCTTCGCCGCGCTGGCGTTCTCCGCAATCGGTCGCACCCGTGCGAACAACCTGGCGGTGGCGCCGGTTCGCCTGCCCAAGGATGCCTACCTGATCCTGACCACGGGTGGGGCCAACATCGCCGCGGCGGGTGTTGCCGACTTCGTGATCGAGGGCATCCTCACCGGTGCGACCTGATCGAGTTGAAGCAGCAGGGAAGGGCCTTCGGGCCCTTTCTTCCATCCACCCACCAGGACCCGCACCATGACCCCCGTCCAGATCGCCCAAGTCGCCCATGAAGTGAACCGCGCCTACTGCGCCTCCATCGGTGACGACTCCCAGCCCGCATGGGCCGATGCCCCTGACTGGCAGCGCGCAAGCATCCTGGCCGGCGTCGACATGCACCTGGCCAACCCCGACGCCACCCCCGAGCAGTCGCACGAGTCCTGGCTGGCCGTGAAACTCGCCGACGGCTGGGTCTATGGCGAAGTCAAGAATGCCGAGCTCAAGCAGCACCCCTGCGTGAAGCCCTACGCCGAACTGCCGCCCGAGCAGAAGTCCAAGGACTACCTGTTTCGCGCCATCGTGCACGCCATGGCCGGCTTGCAGCCGCCCGAAGCGCCCGAAGCGCCCGCGCCGGTGGTCAAGACCATGGCAACGGATAGCGCCTACACCCCGATCCGCTACATCGGCAAGCGCGAGACGTACACCGATGGCGCCTACCAGTCGCACATCACCTGGGACCGCGGTGAAACCAAGCCGGTGCCCAGCGCCATCGCGGCCAAGCTCCTGCAGCACCCCGACCAGTACGAACTGGGCGACCCCATCACCGAGGAACTGCCCCCGCTGGCGGTCAAGAAGGCCGACGACACCGAGGAGCGCCTCCAGGACGTGCGCGATGCCATCCAGGGCATGACCAAGGCCGGCCTGATGGAGTTCACGAGCACCAACTACCGCATCAAGATGGACAAGAACCAGTCCGTGAGCGCGATGCGGGCCCAGGCCACCCAGTTGGTGGATCAGTTCGGCGTGGTGTGACATGGATCTGAGCCAGTTGATTGCCCAGTACCGGGCGGATGCGGATGACCAGGTAACCCCCTACCTGTCCTCCACCGTCCTGGTGCGCGGGTGGATCAACGAAGCCCAGGAGGAGGCAGCCATCCGCGCGCGCCTTCTGTTCGAATCCAGCAACGCCGACATCTGCCAGATCGTGGTCGACGCGGCCGCCGTGACCGCTGGCACCAGGGTCTACGACCTGCACGAGTCCGTGGCGCACATCACCCGGGCCGTCTTCATCCCCGATGGCAGCACCACCGAGTACGAGCTCCACCTGACCGACCGGACCGAGCAGGACCGGGCCTACCCCGGCTGGCGCTCGCGCGTGGACATCCCGCGCCAGGCCATTCAGGACGACACCCGCCTCGAGCTCGGCTGCAAACCGTCGGCGGCCGGCGTCATCCACATCGAGTGCTACCGCACCCCGCTGGTGTTGATCGAGGACAGCGCGACCGAGACGCCCGAGATCCACCGCAGCCACCATCGTCACCTGATCCACTGGGTCCTGTACCGCGCCTACAGCCGGCCCGACTCGGAAATCTACGACCCCAACCGTGCGGCACGCGAGGAAGCCCTGTTCACCGAGCAGTTCGGCATCCGGCCGAATGCCAGCAATCGGCGCAACCTCGAAGCCAACCGCCAGCACCACAACCGGGCATGGTGATGAAAAGCCCCAAGGTCGCCCAGTTCATGGGCCTGAACAACCAAACCGACCCGCTGAATCTGGGCCTGGAGTGGTTCACCGCGGCCAACAACATCAACATCACCGATGCCGGGAAGATCGTCCCGCGCCTGGGCTATGCCCTGGACATTGCTGGCGAGATCCTGGGCGCCTACGCCACGATCGACCACCAGCGCATGTATTACGTCGATGGCGCAAGCCTCAAGGCCTATGGCGGGATCGTCCTGGCCAGCATCACCAGCCAGGCCCGCATGCACTGGACCGAGGTCAACGACCAGGTGTTCTACAACAACGGCACCGACCGCGGCATCGTCAGGGGTGACAACAGCGTCATCCCTCTGGCATGGCCAGTTCCTGGCGCCCCGGCGCTGGCGGCCGTATCCGGATCCCTGGCCCCGGGTCGGTACTCTGTAATGTGCACCTACCTGCTGCCCGACGGGCGCGAGACTGGCGCAGGATCATCGGCCAGCATCGACATCGAGCAGGGCCAGGCGGTGCAGATCTCCGGGATCCCGCAGGTTGACGGCCTGGTGACCCGCACCTACCTGGCGCCGGCCAACTCCACCGTGTTCCAGCTGGCCTACGAGGGTTACGACACCGCCCGGGTATGGAACTACTCGCCCAATTCGCTGGGCCTGGACCTGGCAACCGACGACTTCGACCC